TGCTTATGCTAATGGCGAAAGAAACGAAGCCGGGCTAATGGATATTGCAACCAATGCATCTGTTGACATGGTTGGTGAGTTTGTCAGTCCTTTCTTATCTCCAAGTATGGGTGCGAAAGCTTTATATGAATCCACTTTAGTTGGTAAAACAGAAACTGGTAAAACTATTTATAACGAATCAGATATGCTGGGAGAGAAAATGGCAAAAGGAACATTGCATTTCTTTAACGCAGTAGCACCAACAATTACACCTATAAGAGCTGAGATAGATGCAGATGGTGTTCAAATTGTGCCTAAAGATTTTGTTACAGCCGCAGCTTCATTAGCTACAGGTAAAGAAGATTTAATTAGCCCAAGAGGAAAACCTATTGATGTTGCAGAAACAATGGTGTCAGCTTTTTCTGGTATTAAAGTTATTAAACCTCAGATTGATAGATCTCTTTACTATAAAGCAGCTGAAGCAAAAAGAGCTATTAGAGAAACAACCAATGAATTTAATAGGTTGTTAAGATCTAACAACAGAAGAGACGCTGAAGATTTTATTCAAGGTTATATTAATACCAACGAAGATAGATATAATTCTTTAAGAACTCTTTACACAGCCATTGAAGATGCAAGGACTTTGGGTCTTGAGGACTATCAAATTAGCGAACAATTAAAAATTGCAAAAGTTGCAAACAGAGATGCTGTAATGCTTGGTTTATTTAATCCTATTGAGCCTAATAAAGATGTTCTTCAATTTGCAATGACTGGCACAGAAAGAAAAGCAGCTCAACCAGTTCCTATTGGTGACCTCGGACTTTCTCAAATAGATCTAACAGGACAAAGTCTTAAAGGACAATTTCAAGATCCAAGAAACAAACCAGTCGCTCCACCAGTTAGAAGAGCAGCAGATGTATTAAGAGAAGAAGAGATAAATAAAATATTAACAGGCAGACCCTAGAATATATCAACCACCAGTTCACATCTGGGATCATCTTTATCTACCCCACCAAACTTATAAACAACTTCCTTTACTTGTTTGAAGTCATCGTCTTGTATAATCCCGGCTTTAACCAAAGCATCACAAGCGAACTTATCTATGACTGAACATGGATTGCTTATGTCAAGTCTTCGATTGCTCCTAGCATAGTAGGTGTAAGTCAATCTAACTGGCTCACTAAACTTAGGTAGGTCTTGTATCTTTTCTACGAGATCTTCTGAGTATATTTTTTTTGCTGTAGATAAAACTCTATAGTGTGCATTTCTATAGTTGTTAAGATTTAAAATAAATTTTTTTTTCTTTGAATAGTAAACATCCAAAGGTAGTTTGATTTGCATTAGGTTGATGGCCTAGTTTCAATCCAAGGTCTGATCTCTTTAATAGAAGCGCCATTAAATACTTTCTTAACTTTATCGCAAGTCTCCAAGATCTCTTCTGGGAATCCACTGTTTACAACTTCAATTAATTCTTTGCTAGAAAAAAAGTTTTCGCCCGGCGTGTTAAGGTTCTCAGCCACGTTAACAAATCTAATCTTGTCCTTCTCATACAAAACCATATCGTCATCCTTCTCCATAACATGGGCTGGTATTAACTCAGGTATAAAGTTATGTCTTGCACAACCTTTGGTTTGTCTGTCTTCACTAATCTTTCTATCGTGCTGGGTGCAATGCCAATGTGCATCTCCCTTCTCAATATCAACCTTAGCAAACCTACAAGATCTACAATGAATCTTAGGTGGCAGTGCTCTACCTAGATAACAGGCTTGTTGGCCTGGTGTCATGTAGCTTTTGATTCGGTAATCTGTTTCTGGTATGTAGTTATCTGGTGGTGCTTCTGCTAGTAAAATACTTTTTGCTTTCTCTATCAAAGAATCAAAAGCATCACTATCATACTGAATAATTTCAGTATATAAGTCTGAGTTATTTTTGTTATAAACAATTGCAATGCATTGAGTAAATTTAAACAAGCCCATGTATAAATGTAACTGGGCAGCATACTCTTCTGACCAATCACAATAACTACCAAGCTTTACTAGGTTGTTAAAGCGATTGTCGTTAGCTGTCTTGAACTCTAATAAAAATGGATCCTTGGTATCAATCCCCGGAAAGTTTTGCCCTACGCCATCGATATGGCCTTTGACGTGACCTCCCAATGTCTCTGTCTCAAACTGCTTACCATTGCGAGCAACGTCAAAGATCTGAGCACCGGGAATCTTTCTAAGCTTTTTAATAAGATCATCCTCAACCACGTTGCCTAGATCAAGAAGCCTCAAGACTCTAGCAGGCATATCGTCAGGCATAAGCCAGCGCCAACGCATCCAAAGTAAACGTTGATTAGGATTGCCTATCTGACTGATTCCTAAATAAAATCTTTGATGTCTTTTTTGTTGCAGTTCAACATCATCTAACAAATGGTTTATATCTTTCATAGATCTATGTCCTCGTTTTGTTTGGTTTTAATTCCAACAACGTTCTCATACTTACCTTGTTTTTGCACAATGATCTCAGAGATTGTATCAAATGCACCGCTGTTAATTAATTCAGCAGCCATCCATGGTTGACTTGGTGATCCCCACTTGGTAGTAATTTTTTTCCACTTACGCACTGCCATATTATGTGCAGTAGGATGACCAAACATTAGTGGCATCTTCTTGGGAAAGAACTCATCCTTAACTGTAAAGACTACCTGACAATACTCACTGCCATTTTTAGACTTCACCACAGACGCATAGATGTCCGTGATGGGTTTGTTTTTAGGGGCTGATGCTTTTCTTTCATCTGATAAGACAGCTTGTTTCTCAGCCTTGGTACGCCTTGCTACTTCCCTTTCCTTCTTGGTCCAAAGAACTTTTGATTGTGTTGACTCAAACACTTGGCCGCACTCAATACATTCTTTAGCAGAAGGTGAGTTGATAGCATTACAGCTTGCACAAATCTTAGGCTTGTATCTTCCGGGAAGACTTTCGCCAGGCTCTACCTCATCTAGACAGCCATGTCTAGCTACGTTCTCACCATAGTCAAGTAGCAAACAGTTCTCTTTGTTATCATGCAATCGCATGCCACGTCCACACATCTGCACATAGAGTCCAACACTTTGCGTTGGTCTAAGCAATGCTATACAATCTGTTCGCGGGGCGTCCCAGCCTTCGGTTAAAACCCCAACATTGCAAAGGGCATGAAGCTTGCCAGACTCAAAGTCCGCAAGAATCTTATCCCGGTCTTGGTTGGGCGTCTCCCCTGTAACCACAGCAGCATTAATTCCATGTTGCTTTAGGTACTGAGTCATCTTCTGTGCATGGAGAACGGAAACACAGAAAAACACCGAGGCTGTTCTGCCTTTTGTATAGGCGTTATCAATCCAATCACTTATAACTTCAATGATGGTTTCATCTACCATCGCTATGTCTTCTAATTCTTTTTCNCGGAAGTCTCCGCCTTTGAACTTTAAACTAACTTTGCCAGCATCAATGATGGCATTGTCGTTAACAGCAAAGGCAGACAATCGGCACAAGTAACCTGCTTGTATTAACTCTGGTATCGATACACTGTAGGCAAGACCTTTAAAGAAATGATCTTTACGATTGCCATAGATGTAGCCTTGACCCATGCGATAAGGTGTTGCAGTACAACCCATGACCTTCATGGACTGGCGTTCTGATAGAGTGTCAATGATCTTCTTGTAGCGAGTCAAAGAACTAGGTGGCACGTTGTGTGCCTCATCAATAATCATGTAGTCAAACTTGCCAACCTTTTCTAATCTCTTGGGCGAAGCCAAGGTATCGCGACTGGCAACTAGAATTTGTGCATTGTGCTGAAAGCGTTTCATACCAGCAGCGAGTACACCCACCGGGGCATCTGGCCACACAGACTTTAGTTTGCTTTCAGCTTGAGCAACCAATTCTTTTCTATGAGCCATGATAAGAAACCTGGCCTTAGGGTTTTTGTGAAAGACTTCTTTAATAAAGTGTGAAAATATAATGGTCTTACCAGCCGCTGTTGGTAAGGCAATAAGCGCTGGGTCCTCAGGCTTGGTATCAAACCAAGAGTGAAGAGCATCTATAGCGTTGCGTTGGTAGTATCTAAGTTTCAATGAATGACTTTCTTTTGATCACGAGGTTGTATCAAAAGCTGCATTAACTCTTCATGTTCATAAGATTCGAGGTTATCCATTACTACCGTGGATAGTAATTGCATAGCGTCATANGGNGTGTGTGAAAATTTAAAAGANAATTCAACACAGAATCTTGCNAGAGTAACTACAGCTGCTTTAGTATCTAAGTCTTGTCTAGACCAATCATCGATGCACATGTGTAAATCTTGCATCACTTGATCACAGGTTCTTTCATCTAAAGAATCTAGGGAATTTTCTTTGTCTATCATTTTTTCTTTCCACATTTAATAAAGTTAGTTTAGCATCTTTTACTTTCTGGTCGATGTCAGTTGGCAAACTATCAAATGTTTTGTCCAAAGAATTCAACAAAGATTCCATTACGTTAATGAGGTTGTTGGCCTCTCTTTTGTCTATCAGCATATCTTTTCTCCAAAAAAGATGGGAATATTATTCCCGGTTTAGTTATAATAAAAAGGCAAGGAGTAACCAAAGCAAATCTCAGGTCGTTCATAGCTTTAGTTACTCTCTTGAGGATTTCACCAACAACATCACTCTCTCCTTTTAATAGGTCGACCTGTTGCAATGTCATGGTGAAAATCATTTACTTATCCCAATCAAAAGGATCTTCTTCTGATGAGCCACCACCACTAGGTGCTGGAGCTGGGGAAGGGGAAGACGTTGCAGACGAACCGCCAGCTAAAAACTTAGCGATAACATTCTTATCTTCCCACTTCGTACCATCACCCTTATCTCTGCCTTCTTCAATACGAAGGTTGGCATTGAAAGGGACACTCATCATGCTTTCAAGATCCTCCAAACCGAAAGCTTCCATATCAGGATCCATGCCCATGGCTTTTCTCCAGTTACGAAGCTTTCCTTTAGAGACGTTTAGTCCGTTGCCTTCAAGCATAAAGTTTTCCCAAACTTTCCTACCTGAATACTTCGGTCCCACAACTTCATAAGTTACACTCAGCATCTTATGACCTGTGGCTTTACTGTTTTTACTTTCCCATGATGCTGCAACCATTTCATAGTCTCCAGCAGGCATAGGCCCAATTGAACCAGTGTCTTCTTCGACATCAGTTAAGTTTAGATTAAATAAATCATCCGACATTTTTCTTCTCCTTCATTTTAGATTTTAAAGATTCTTTGAAAGCAGTCATGAATGCGTTGAAGTCAAGATCTAATGGGGCGTTACCCAAGTCAACTCGACTCTTTGCATCGAAGGCTGCGGTGAATTTATGAAATAACTTTCGCTTGCCATATGACACTGCTCTGGTCTTTTCATTAAAACCCTGGCCACTAGTACGAGTTGATACCTCGTAGTTAGCAAACAGGTTGAAGTCTACCCATTCCCGGATCATCGATGATACCTTCTTGTGTAGACTCATCTCCCAACGATCATAGGGCTCACGCTCTGGATCATTGAAAGTTCTGATAGCTACATGAGAGAGCAAGATGACATTCATCTTTTTCTCAAGTAGCAAATCAAACATTTTAAGTATCCGCCTATATAACTCAGCGGACTCTGTGTAACCTTTACCAAAACCTAATGACTCAATGGACTTAACTGAATGCATGTCGCAAACTTTTTGTTGCACAAGTTTCTCAGCCCAGTCAGTGGTATCAAAAACCACAGTTTTGTAATCATGTTTATCTTCATAAAGAGTTTGTAATTGTTTAACAATGTCATCGTATGACTTGCACAATGGAAAGGAAGATACATCTAAGAAGTTAGTTCCCTCCTCTGTCTTAACGAATACAGGCCTAGGTGCATTAGATGCAAAGGTAGTCTTACCTATCCCATCAGTTCCTGCTACATTTATTTTTATTGCTGGCACTTTGATGCCTGTTTCTATGGTATCCAATAGACTCACCTTGCTCTCCTTATATAATGGTTAACGTTAGATCTTCTTGAGAACCAACATGTTCTTCCCATATGTCTACCAAACTGCTTGGTAAATACATATCATTTAACTTTTTCATTTTGCTACAGAACTGTTCAAAATCTTCACAGCCTCCAATAACATACTCAGCATCCTCAGTTAAACCGATTAAAAAATCTCCTATCTTACTCATCACTTCCTCCTTTTAATGGATCAATAAATGTGACATAAGGTCTTTCATTGATCTTAGTTGTCAAACCTTTCTCAATGTACTCCCAAGCTTTTGGATCTTCGTCCTGAAGTTTCTTGGTTGCACGAGTATCTTCCACATACTGTTTAGTAAATGGAAAGTTTTGTAGTTCTTTTGATAAATCATTTAAGTAGTCTTGGTCCCATGACTTGGTAAC